CTATCAGCTGTTGTGTCTGGCGATACAAATCCGACACAATCTTTACGAGCAGTACCTGCAATTCGAATAACTTCGTTATGAATTGTGGTATCACCATTTACACCTTCAGCAAAAAGAAGGTTGATGTCAATTTCTTCTGGATTATCAAATTCACCAAGAGCAGTTACAATATCCGCAGCATCTGCAGCATCGCTTGCATCTGAACCATCAACACCGTTAACCAAAGAATAATCAAATAATCCAGTATTGGCAGTATTTAATGTTGCCACTGTAATTGTAAGATCTTCGTCAGGGCTGTTAGCATCAGAAGATGCACCAAGAAGAGATTCAGGGATTGTTATAGTATCATTAACTGCAAAACCAAAACCTCCATTAACGAGAGTAACTGTTGCTCCCCACTGACTACCATCGGGAGCAATAGCAACACTAAATGTCGCTGAACCTCCATTACCAGAAGTTGTAACACCGCTATCTTCAGTAGAAACTGTGTATGTTCCTTCTGCGATATCGCTAGGATCACTCGGATTTGCTAAAGAAGATGTTACAGTAGCTATTTGACTTGAAGCTTTAAGGCCTGCAGCGTTGAAAAGTTTTCCACTTGTACCGGCATTTCCAGGAACAGCATATGTTACACCTCCGACCGCTGAAGAATTAAAACTGCTTGAAACTAGTGCAGCTTCGTTAATATAAACATAAGCTGAATCTCGATTTATAACAGTTTTATAATAGTTTGAACCACCATCTTTAAGAGCATCTGAATACAATGAAAGTCCTTCAAAGACTTCTAAAACTGTACCTTTAACTCCACTAAATAGACCATCTTCGTCAATAACTGCGATGTGAACTTCGTCACTGGTGCTTCCGGTAACGTTACTCGCAGCCCAAGCAGTTGTTCCTGCTGCTGCGTTAACCATATCATTCAGATTGCTGTCTGTGAAATTACCTGAGTTAAGAAGACCAGTTGCGATCTGCAATTTTAAGCTGTTTCCTGCAGTTCCTGGATAACGTGCTTGAACAACACCAGGTTTAAGGCCGAAAGACGCTGAATCAAAATCATCTTCTTTGTTGATAAGTGTTACTGTTGTAGCAGCCTCGTATCGAGAACCTGCCGCATTTTCCGCGTCGGCTGAACATGCTCGTGAAACACGAAGCGTGTTACCGTATTTTAAAAAGCTTGCGGCCTGTAGAAATGAAGTATAGTTATCATACTGACCACCAGTGGTTGTATCCACCGGAGTACCGTATTCATTAATTAGTTCCTTTTCAGAAGATACTAATTTTACTTCTCCTACAGGGCCCCAGCTGAAGTGACCTGCAAAAGCACCGATCGATGTCGATACTGCGGGGATCACGTTTGTCAAGTCTACTTCCTTGACTTCTACTCCGGGTGATACCTGAAATGCCATTTTAGTTTTTTCCTTTCAATTTTTATTAATAAGTTTAAATCATTACAAGACTATTTTCAATATTTCTATTTATAATAATTCTTGTTTAGAGGTCATGCCACGCTTTTACCTCGTTAGCCATTTCTTCAAACTTATTTCCAATATCAGCACCATCATTTATAACACCAAATGGTGGCACGTCGTTTTCAATTTGTTCCATCTTTTCTTTAAACAACATTTCTTTTAAGTCGACAGTTGATATATCACCAAAAGCTTCTGATGAAACAAACCATGCAAACATAACTAGGTTCATTACTAAATCATCGTGGTTTCCTGCAGATGCTTCATAAGAAGAACCCTTAACTTCAAAAGTTGAAAGTTCATTAATAGTATTTTCATCAATAATATTAAGCTTACCGAGTTCAATAAGATCTTTTAAATTTGAACAACCAATTCTTTTAATCTTTTTTGTCATCATTACACCAATTCCATTTTTACGGACTGATGATTCAACAAACATATTTTCATATTCATGTTCATAATAAACATCATTACATACAACCATTCCAGCATCATTATTTTCTATAATAATTAAAGCATCATTATATTCACGACCAACTCTTACAATAATATCACCAAAAATCATAGGTGAAATCATATTATCTCTATATGTCGCAACCTGCCTAAAGTTTCCAAATGTGGAGTCAATAACTGTAAACGTTGAATAATCCTGTCCTCTCCCCTTTGAAACATCGACAGTCATTACATATTGATGATCTCTTTGAGGATCTTCATAATAATTAACACCTCTATAAGATTTATCAGGCAAATGCATTTGCAATCCTAATAATGCATTAGAGGAAATTAATGTATTAGATGTACCAATAAAACTATTACCAAATTCTTGTTCAAACTGAAGTTCAGAAGTATTAGCAATCGTCATTGCCTTCCATGCTTCATCTCTTCCAGGAACATCATACCAATCAACTCTGAATGGTGTGAATTCGTTTTTCCCTTTCTGTGCACCTTCCCACAATCCGCAGAATATGTTTCCAATACCATTCGCAGTAGATGTAATAATCACTTTTGTTTCTTTACCAGCCGAAACAACAGGATAAGTTGATGTATAAAACTCATTTGCATTTTCAACGAATGCAAACTCATCAAGAAACAAAAGGTTAACAGAAAGACCACGAATTGAACTTCCAGTGGTAGCAGCTGCCACAATTTTTGAGTTATTTGAAAACTCGATTGATCCTTTATTTAATGCTTTACAACCAGGTTGAAGAAAAAATGGAAGATTCTCAAGAGCTAATGTAATTCTGCTTAACATTTCTCTCGCTGTAGAACCTTTGTTGGCAAGAATAGCAATAGTCTTCTCTGAATTAAATACAGCGTACCATAGAATATAGATAACAGATGAAATTGACTTTCCAGATTGACGACATGCTAAAACAATATTAAATCGATTATCATTAAATTGTTTGAACATCTTTTTTTGATATTCATATGGCTTAAATGAAACTAAACCACTATCAAGAGAAATAACCTTTACATACTTTTCAGCAAAGTATATAGGATCATTCATACACTTTACATACTCTTCGATTTCATCTGCAGAAAATGAAGTCTGTAAACCGTCCTTTTTCACTAAAGGGTTACCCATGTAACCCTCTTTACCATTTATTAAATCAGACATCTATCGCTTCGTCGTCTTTTTTTCCTTTTAAGAATTTTTGCAATTCAGTTGTTGATCCTACAAAAATTGAATTATTTGTAGTAGAACTTGAAGGTCCATTCTTTTCTTGTGTAATATCCTTACGAGTTTTCTGAAGTTTTACAAGATCTTGAGTCATTTCACTCGTGTTTTTTAACATTGTGGACAAAACTTCAAATGCTCTAGGATGCTCTGACTCTGAAGCAAGCATCATCATTTGTTCAATCGCTTCACATGATTGATTAATCAACGATTTCATTTTATCCCGAGAATATTCAATATCAGTCTCGGTATCATTAACTATTTGAGAATTTGAAACTTCAAACTTAGGTTCTTCAACTATTTCATTTTTCTCTTCAAGTTCATCTTCTATTTCATTATTATGATTCATGATCAAAACCAAAAGTGGTTGTTATTGTGTCAGTATTGTCAAGAGGAGCTGAATCAGCATCGCCAACTGAGACTCGCACATTTTCATTATCAATACCATAAGGATTATTTGTTTTTAATGATGTATCAGTATCAGTAAAGTAAAAAGAATCGACTTTCCGTATAACTCCTTCTTTAGTAGTTCCACCAGAAAACTTAATTTTCATACTAAAATCTAAAGTATAGATAATAGCTCTACGTGTTTCAAAGTCACCTTCGTAATCATCATTAAATGTTACACTATTAAGAATAATAGGAACATCAGTAACTGTATTTGTACCTTCAAGTTCTTTTATACTTACGGTATAATCCGGTGAAAATGTAGGAAGTATTTGCTCAACTATTTGTAATGCTTCATCTTGATTAATTGCAAAAACATTTAATTGCATACCAATAATATAAGGAACACTTTGATATACAGTATTAACATTATTTAAATCGCCAGCAATAGGGATATTTCTTTTATTAAAACGACTTAACTTACTCTCATTATCATACTCCATTGATGTGATTTCAAAACTCATCCTAGGAACTTTGATTGCGATTGTTTCAGCTGTAGAACCAGATCGATCAGAATTAATTCTAGCTAAAAACTTTTTACGTGGACCATATGCAATAGGAACTTTTTCTTCAGTCGAACCAGGTCGAAGAATTTTAATATTATTAAATAATGTCCCAAAAACAGCAACAGACTTTCTTACTGTTTTATTATAAAAGTGAGTTCCGCTTAACATATCTTATGTTGTTATATTTGGCATGCCAAATGGGTTAGTTAATGTAAAATCGATAAACGAATTTCCTTCAGTCTCAAAATCGGGATTATCAGCATAAGGATCATTATCATCAATGGTATTAAATGCGTCAATAGTTGTAATAGGATATGATGGGTTTGGACTATTTTCGGAACCGATCAGATTACCCCAATCACCACTAGTAACAACAAATCCTGTATTACTTCCATCGCTTGAGACTGGATTGACGACATCAATGTAATCAACTCCAATATCAGCAACTTCAGCAGTAACTGTTAATGTGCCATTTGTTTGTGTAACATCTTCACCTTCAACATATGTTCCGCTTCCAGATCCTAAACTTAAACGTGTTGTATTAGCAAACAATCTTTCAAATTTATCAATTTCTTCGATACCTGTATCAACTTCTTGATTGCTATACTCAAATTGTTGACATGATAATTTAAATGTAGGTATATTTTGAAGTTGATAAAATGGTGTTTCGTCTTCAACATAGTTGATTTCGAAAAGGCCATTAACTAATGGAAAATAGATAAGATCGCCTTCTTGAGGCCGAATCTCTGTTGGATCTTGAAATCGTGATACCAATTGTTCCCATCGCCTATTAGCAACAATAAGGTTTACACTATCTCTAATTTCTACTCCAAACTTTGAAAGCAAATCGCCATCTCCACCGAAACCATCGACATTCTCAACATACATTTCAATTTGATATGCTGCGCCAAATTTAGAGAGTGCGTCTTCATTAAAAATTGCATCTGTATTAACGATATTCCTCGGAATATAAAATACGTCATGACCATAAATCCTAAGAGCCTCTATAGTAATATCTTCATAGAGTCTTTTTTCAGAAGTTGCACCT